AACAACCAAACATATCGCTTGGGATGGACGGAGCAGTGCAAGGACGGAACCAAGATGGGATACGGGATGCCGGAATACCTGCTTTTGTTCAGGAAGCCGCAGACCGACCGGACCAAGGGGTATGCCGACATTCCCGTCAGGAAGGACAAGAAACGCTATTCCAAGGCCCGCTGGCAGGTGGACGCGCACGCCTTCACCCGATCCAACGGAAACCGCTTCATTACTCCCGAAGAAATCGCAGACATGCCTTTGGCAAAAGACTTCCACCAAAAAGTATTTGGGATCTTTCACGACTACTCTTTGGCGAACATCTACGACTTCGAGCAGCACGTCAGAATAGGCGAAGCACTGGAGCGCCGCGGCGTGTTGCCTGTGACGTTCATGCTTTTGCAGCCGCCCTCTTGGCACCCCGACGTGTGGACAGACATCACGCGCATGTTGACCGTGAACGCCATCCAGGCATCGAAGGGGAAGGGAAAGCACATCTGTCCCATGCAGTTCGATATTGCCGATCGCGTAATCGTGCAAATGTCGAACCCCGGAGACGTGGTTTTAGACCCATTCTCGGGACTCGGCACCGTGCCCTATCGCGCCGTGGCCCTAGGAAGAAAGGCTATCGGCATCGAACTGAACCACCAGTATTTTCTGGACAGCGCCGCCTATTGCAAGGCCGCTGAAGCCAAGATGGCAATGCCGAGCCTGTTCGATCTGATCGGAGAGCCGGAAGAACCCGAAGCGCCCAAGCTGCCCGAGTACTTCCACAAACTCACCAAAAAAGCGCAAGCCGAATGGAAACGCGAAAATGGACACGCCGCGCAGCTTTGAGCAGGAAATCGAGCGTTGCGACCGCGAAATAGCCCGCATCGAAGCGGAACTCCGCGCCGGCCATCCCGAAATAGAAGGGCTTTTGCTTGGACTTCATGATTGGGCAGCCGAAAAAAGGTTTTTACAACACGAAGCCGAGCGCCTGAAAGCAACCCGGCATCTGCCCCTCTGAATTCTCAAAACTCAATCGAAAGCCTCATGGTTTAAAGTGTTCCGGCTTGTTTTTTGTTTTGAAAGGTGTTAAACCTTAAAACCGAAAGGCAAACCCTCGTTGACCCTTCAAAACTTGCAACATCCGGACACCCATAGCCCCTGGTCCGTCTGGAGCGAATCTGAAACCTTGCATGTGGCAAGCGCCTATAGCAACCCCTTCCGGTGGAGAACCCGGCGGGAACTATCGAACGACTTTCGCCGGCACCTCGGACAAACGGCAAACGTGAAACTGCATTTCGGAGAACTCGCCTATGGAGAGCGGCCGTTTGAAGTGACCGAGCCGGGTACAAGCGACCTTCAACTGCGGACCCGCGCCGAGCTGTTCCACAAGGAAAACATTTTGAACCGCGTCATTCAAACCTTCCCCGCAGATTGGCAATACGGCGCATGGGTGGACGCGGACTTCCATTTCACCCGGCACGATTGGGCGCTTGAAGCCATCCACCAGTTGCAGCACTACGATTTTGTTCAACTGTTTTCAAGCTATGCCGATCTCTCGGGAGAAACCTACGGCACGGGACACCTGCCCTTGCGCGTCACGCCCTCTTTCGCCTTCAATTACGTGCAAAACGGGTTTCGACTCCCCGAAGGCTATTCGCACGGAGGATGGAAGATTCGCGGCGCCCGCCCCGACGATTACTACGGAGCCATCGCCCGCGGCCGGCGCGGAGTCGGAGCCACCGGAGGCGCATGGGCCTTCAGACGTTCGGCGTTCGATACGGTGGGAGGATTGCTTGACCGTTGCATCCTGGGGCATGGCGATTGGTTCATGACGTTCGGCCTGGTAGGGGAAGAAGCCCCGGACATGCACATCGATGGGTACACTTCGGACTACCGCAGCACCATTCTCGCGTGGCAGAAAAACGCAGCAAAGCTCAAGAAGAACGTCGGGTACGTCGATGGATTCGCGGTCCATCATTTCCACGGGTCCAAGCTGAGACGCGGATACGCCAGCCGGGACATGATCCTGGTAAAACATCATTTCGCGCCCACCACGGACCTGAAACCGGATTGGCAGGGGATCTACCAATTGACGCCCGACAAACCGGACTTGCGGGACGCGATACGCATGTATTTCATGAGCCGAAACGAGGACGATCCCAATCTGTACGGCCCCGAAAAACCTTTGATTTGAACAGGAGAACAAAATCTATGGCAATCCCACACGGCACCGTGAAACTCGGCAAACGAGCCAAGCGGGCCGATCACCGCACCTTTCCCTTCAAGCGTTACCGCGTCGGATCGCTCCCGACGCCGCCCGCCGAAGTAAGCTACGTGGTTGACGTGCCCAATTGGCCGATGCTGCTAAACGACCAACTGGGAGACTGCGTAATCGCGGCAATGGGGCACATGGCGCAGCAATGGAGCTATTTCGCCTCAAACGGCGCCGCCATGCGCGTCATGAGCGATCAAGAGGCCCTTGCCGCCTATGAGGCCATCGGAGGCTACAACCCCTCTGACCCATCGACCGACCAGGGATGCGACATGCTCACCGCTCTGAACTATTGGCGCAACCACGGCATCATGGTAGGCGGCACGCTTGATAAAATCGGCGGATTTGTCGAGGTGGACCCCTCAAGCCCCGCCGAAGTCAAAGAGGCAATCTGGCTTTTTGGGAACCTCTTCACAGGCGTGCAGTTGCCAGTGAGCGCACAAGGCGAGAACGCATGGACAGTGCCCGATGGAGGAATCTATGGCAGCCAGGGGCAACCCGGCAGTTGGGGAGGCCACTGCATACCCTGCGACGCCGAAAGCCCGATCACGTTGACCTGTATCACGTGGGCCGAGCGGTTGAAAATGTCACACAACTTCTTTGCGGACTACTGCGACGAAGTGTATGCCGTGCTCTCGGCCGATTGGATTGGCAAACAAGGAAAAGCCATCAACGGGTTCAATCTTGCCCAGTTCCAAGCGGATCTGGCGAACCTTTAAGGAGAAAAACGATGATTACACTATCCTGGTGGGAACAGTTCATTATCGGAGCCGCCGTCAGTCTTTTGACGCTGCTTCAAACCAAAATCACCAACCCAACCGAGCTGGCCGCGATTCAGGCAGCCATCACGTTTCTGCAAAAGCTGTTGAGCGGCACGGTCCCTATTGAGGCTTAACGGGTTTCCCTTTCGGGGGAAAGCACAAGGGGCGCTTATCGGTCTTGACGAGGGGCCGAAAGCGCCCCAAGTGTTTTTAACCAGGAGCGTTTGTTTGGGTTTCGGGATTCGTGGGGCAGACGCCAGGTTGCTCTGTGGCAGGATCGACCCACTCCAGAATAATCGGCGGGCCATAAACCACGCCACCGTCCGGCGCATCCGGCTCCAAAATGAGCCTTGGGTAAGGCCAATTTCGCGGCGCGAAAATGTCGTAAGTTCTGAAAGGCGGTTCTTCGCACATGATGCCAATCCACCGAACATCGGGCACAATGCCGCTTAAATTGCTGTCTGGTAATGTAATCCGAATCATAACTTCTCTTTCAGATCGTCGGAACTCAAATGCCGTGGCTTTCTTCCCGTGCTGATTTTTCGCACCTGCCCCTTTGTCCCGCTGGCGACCGGAGCGCCCGTCTGATGGTATTGGATCCCTCGGCGGCACTCATGGCCCCACCGGGAGATATTAGGCCCCTTCGGACCCCAGTAGGAAAGATCCCAGGTCATACCAAGGCCCATTCCCATAAGCCCAAATGCCCGGTTGCAGGTATTGGATGCTCGAAGCATTCCACGCCACCCAGGATCCAGGCGTATCGGCCATAGGAATAATCACCAAATTCGCGCTCGTTTGTTCGTTCGGCCAACATATCAGTGTACTTGCCAATGATGCCGACCGGCTGGCCATCGAGGCCGTATCTCAATTCGCGCATCTCAACGCAATCGACCAGCTTGCATGTGGCAATGACCGCACCTACCGGATACGCCGGGAACCAACCACGAGTCTTGTAGCCGAGCGTCCGCATGGTTTCATAGCAAACCGGCTCCAAAGTGAAATCCCGCGCCCACTTCGGAAAGCCCTTTGCGGCATGGATTGCCAGCGGCCCGCGATAGTTCGTTGCCCAACTTCGCGTTTCGATCCTCTTGGCCCCAATGGCAACCAAAGAAGCCCACGGCTGAGTGAGTGTAAGCGCTTTCATACCGGCTTGTTGAAAAGCGCCTGTTCTTTGGCCCGCCTGGTCACAAGGCCGGGTAGCTTGACCCATTCGCCGTTGACCTCGGCGTAAACCCATCGTGGGAACTCCAAAGCCGCGCTGCGGTAATCGCCCTCTTTCAGAAACTCGCGCAAGGTCGAGCGCAAGAACTCATCCACCTTGACGTTGAACACGAAATCGCAAAGGGCGTCGAATTGGTTCTGATTCAACCGCGTCATGTTTTCACCCTCAAATTCCCCTCTTTGGTGTAAACCTGAACCTGATTCTGTAAA